CGATATTTTTCTCTTGCCTCAAGTGTTTTTGATCCTTCAAATTCTCCTGTTTCTTCGTTTAATGGATTTCCTAATAAGTCATCTTCACCTTTTAATATTTTTCGTAGTTTTGCATCCTCCTCGTTAAAAATTAAATCAGTTGGATTTTTTCTGTTTTCCTTCTCACTTTCACTCAATTTGTTGTACTCATTTAATGCAACATCATTTGCAAATTCTTTACTTTGGTTATATTTTCTGGTTTTGAAAAATGTTCTATTTCATTTATTGTTCCATTACGCCCATTTGATCCCTCGAATGGAACAAAGGATGATGAACCATCTTCATTCTTTACAACTGATCCGATAATATCATCATTACCAAATTGCCCTTTCCTAACAACTTGAATTTCTCCAGTTTCTTTATCTGTAACAAAATAGTAATCTCTTTTACCACCTCTTCCTATACCAATATTTCCGTTCCCTGCTAAACCCATATCTTGTCCGGGATCAATCGCATTAAAATTTGGACTATATCCTAAAGTTCTATCATAATATGTTTCTTTTGGATCAAGGCGATTAGAAAGAGTATAATTTCCAGCCCGTATGTCAAGTTCTTTTGCAAGAGAAGAAGAACTAGGTAAGTTCTTTATCGGACGACTATTTATTTCCTTTTCTAATAACTTATTTGTTAAATCGCTTGTTGTGTCAAACGTTGCTGTTGTTTCTGCCATCGACCCGTTTTTTAGTTATTTAGGAACTTTGCATAAGGAATCGCAAGTAGATCATCTAGTTCATCAGGTTGCACAACATATAATTGACCAGCGAGTTCATTCCATGTATAGTTACGATACTTTCTCCAATGAAAATTTAGACCACGGAAACCCCATCCAAAAATATCAGTGCAAGCGATGAGAGGATGTTGATCATAAGTGATGTTTGGAGTTTTTGGATTATATACAAAGGTATAAAAGTTTCCAACGTCAGGAACTGGTGTTACAGTATCATTTAAAAGTGACATAATTTCTAGCATCATATCCTCCTGATCATTTGTCGGATTGTTTATATTGTTACCTTCGAGTCTACTCATCAGATTCCGAGTTCTTTCTCCGTGACAACCTTAAATTCAATACGGTGATCTTCACAAAATTCTTTTGCAGCTTTCCACTTTGCTTGATTAACTGCATAAGTAACACACTCATTAAGATATGATTTTGTTTTGCGACTTCTTGTTTTAGGTGGTAATGTTTGTTTAAAAGGTTTAACTTCAACTACATAAGTTTTTATTTTATTATCTTTCTCTTTTACTTTTATTAAGTAGTCTGGATAATATTTGTGAACACGATTATCTTTTGGTGAAAGATATGGTATACTAAATTCCTCTGATGCCCACGAGATAATACTATTATTCATATCACACCATTGGCAAAACTTTCTTTCCCAACTACTGCGACATATTATATGTTTTGTATTACCTTGATATTTGCTAGGATATATTGGAGTGTATTTACTCTTGATACTCTCGCCCATTACTTGCCTACATAATATACAGGTTATAATATTTATAAATGGCCGACATACAACCGACACCGAAAAAGATATCTCAGGTTAAAAAAGATCTATTGAATCCTGCGACTACATCTCATTTCCTAGTGAGTGTGGGATTACCTTCAGGGGGATTAGGTGCAGTAAAAGAGTATCAGAAGGAGATTGGATTAAATTATGATCAAGAGAGATTAAATATATTATGTGCTCAAGCATCATTACCCGGATCTCGACTTCTTACAGCAGAAATGAATAATAATTTTCCGGGTGTAACAGAGAGACATGTTTATCGAAGAAGTTTTGATGAGTCCACCAATTTAACTTTTTATGTTGACGCAGATCAATATTTGCCGATTCGTTTTTTTGAATCATGGATGAATTATATAACTTTCTCTACTTTAGTGGAGGATCCATCAGTCGGTGGTGGTTCAATTGATAGAGAGACTTTTAGTTATAGAGTTAGATTTCCAAAAGAATATAAAGGTAATTTGGAGATAACAAAGTTTGAGAAAAATTTAGATTTTGGTGGTGTAGGTAGAACAAATATAATGACATACAAATTTGTAAATGTTTTTCCTTTGGCAATAAACTCAATACCTGTTTCTTATGATACATCGAGATTATTAAAGTGCACAGTTGCAATGTCTTACTCAAGGTATTTTGTAACACAAGGTGCAACTGGACAAACAGACGTTCCATTACAACCATCAACAGACGCAAGGGGAAGAGATTTTGATAACCAATTCTTTGGGTTAGGTACTGAGGATCCACCTACAATTTTTAGTGTAGATCCTTTCGTTAGAGGTGTAGTAGAAAGAAATAGAAGCACTCAAATTGGTGATTTTAATTTATCTCCAATAGGGTGATAAATAAACATACTGAATTGAATAATTATGCCATTACCTAAAATAGCAACTCCAACATATGAACTTGAATTACCATCATCTGGACAAACAATAAAGTATAGACCCTTTCTTGTTAAAGAAGAAAAACTTCTTGTTATTGCACTTGAAAGTGAAGACACGAAACAAATTACAAACGCAATTAAGGCTGTGATTCGTGCCTGTATTATGACTAAGGGTGTAAAGGTCGAAACTCTTCCAACGTTTGATATAGAATTTTTATTTTTAAACATTCGTGGTAAATCTGTTGGAGAGGATATTGAAGTTAAATTAATTTGTCCTGATGATAAAAAAACTGAGGTTTCAGTAACAATTAATTTAGATGAAATAAAAGTTGTAAAACCAGAAGGACACACTAATGAAATCAAAATTGATGATGGTCTTATGATGCAACTTAAATATCCATCTTTGAATGAATTTATTAAAAATAATTTTGATCCAAATGATAAATCACAATCTCCTATGGATCAATCTTTTGATTTGATAGGATCTTGTATTGATAAAATTTATAATGAGGAAGAAGTATGGGTGGCTTCAGATTGCACGAAGAAAGAAATCACAGAATTTCTAGATTCAATGAATTCAAATCAATTCAAAGAGGTTGAGAAATTTTTTGAAACAATGCCAAAACTATCTCATACTGTGAAATTAATGAATCCAAATACAAAGGTTGAAAGTGATGTAGTGATTGAGGGTTTAGCATCTTTTTTCGGTTAGCGATGGTGCATAATAATCTGGAGAACTACTTCAGACTTAATTTTGCTTTGATGCAGTATCATAAATACAGTTTGACTGAAATAGAAAACATGATGCCTTGGGAGAGAGACATCTATGTTGGACTATTACAAGCACACCTTGAAGAGGAAAGACTAAAGGAGCAACAACGGAAAGCTAATGGATGAAACTAATCCAGCATACGAAAATTTTCGTAATAAAATGCAAGCATTTGGTCAACCCATTAAGGGAACCACAAGGAAAGTTTCTGCGTCAAAATTTTTAGGAAGAGATAATTTAGAGGAAAGGATAAAAATAAATGAAAAAAAGATAACTCTGTTAAAAGATATTATAAAAACTCAACAGATGACAACTGGGATGATGATCGCATCACTCACTCAACAGTCACCAGTTGTTGGATTAGAGAAAGAGATAAGTGATTTAAAAGATCTTGTTGGATCGATAAAGGAAACGCTTGTAGAGCAAACTAAGTTTGAAATACAAAGATTTTCTGAGCAACAAAGACTCTTAGAAACTGAGAGAAGAAAAAAAAGAGAATCGATGTTGGAGGGAATTGGTAAACGAACTTTATCATTAGTCAGAAGTGCAACCGACGGAATCGTTAAACCAGTTCAAAATATATTCATGGGAATCATTCGATTCATCACGACAATATTTTTTGGTAGATTTCTCATAAAATTCCTACAATTTTTTACAAATCCTGCGAACATAGGAATTGTAACAAGCATAGCAGATTTCATAGGAAATAATTTTCCTGTCATATTAACAAGTTTAGTCGCAGCAGGAATTGCATTATCCGCTTTAGGTGTAAAACTTTTAGGTCTTAAAGGAACGATAGCTCTATTGACTGGTGGATCTTTCCTTGGATCAACCATAACTGGCATTGGAGCGAGAGGTGCAACGAAAGGAATTACTGGTAACGCCACAAAATCGGGTGGTATATTTAACTTCTTCAATAAAGGTGATTCTGGAGTTGCAAGTTTTGGAACTAGAAGAACAATTAAAATGAACAAGGGTGGATTAGTTCCCGGCACAGGAGTCACGGATTCAGTTCCAGCAATGTTGACACCGGGTGAGGTGGTTATTAATAAACCAGCAGTTCAAAATTTTGGTCTTAAAAATTTACTTACAATAAACGAGGCAGGAAAATATCCAAATAAAAAAATTGTTCCCGGAAGAGAAAAATTCACTGCGAGACCAATTCTCAAACGTGGTGTAGCGTATGCACAAGATGGTGGGGAGATACCAGAACAATTTGGTGGTTTTACAGATATACTTAATTCACTTAAATCATTAACTGAAGGTGATACAGCAGCTGCGTTAACAGATCCTGAAATCCCGAAAGCAATGAGTGGGATTGCAAAAAGATTTAAGATAAGTGATTTGGGAAAGGAACAAATACCGAAAGATATAACGAGCACTGTAGTAGGTGGATTACTTAATAAATTAGATACGTCTAAAATAAATCAAACATTAGATAATTTTAAATCACAAAATATTTCAGAAAAGATGACACAATTTAAAAGTGTCATAAAAAATAATATACCTTCACCACCAATCGAAACCGAGGGTGAAGATGGAGGTGGGTTTGATAATCTTTCCGATTTGTTCAAAGGCATGGGTGCCTTTACATCTGAATCCAATGATTTTCAAGAGGATGTTCTTGCAGCCCCCCTTGTTGATGCTGACCCATTGAAAGAAGCGGTGGTTATTAGATAATGTTAGATACAAATAAATTAATCCCGAATAGATCAACAAAGTCTAGTTTGTCACCGGTTGCTATGACAAATTTTATTGTTCTTAAAACTGATCTTGTAAAAATAGATTCTATACTAAAAGAAAAACTTGTTTTGTCTAAAGTTAGATCTGGAATTGAAAGACAGATGATACAAAATAAAAGAAGAAAAGAAAGAGAGGCAGAACTTGAAAAGAAAAAAAATAAAAAGGAAGAGGAGATTAATATAGATAGTGATCCGAAGAAAACAAAAGGTGGTGGAGGATTAGCTGGTTTTTTAATTGGAAGTTTAATCGCTGGTATAGGTGCAATAGTTGTGAGTGCTTTACCAACGTTCATAAAAATTGGTAAGTTAGTTGCAAAAGTCGCAAGACCGATAATATCAATGACTGGCGCACTTCTTAATATGTTTGGAAAACTTGTTTCAAACACTTTTAAAGCAATAAGAAATGTTCAAGATAATTTTCCATTAGATAAGGTTCAACAAATACCTAAGATAGTCGCTACCATTGGTGCTGGAATTGCTGGTCTTGTTGGGGCAATGGCAACATTTAGTGCAGCGAATGCAGTAATAGGAGCAATATCAGCGAGAAGCCTTAAGCAGGTTGTGGAGGCAACAAAGAAACAACAATTATTAGGTTCCGGAACCATAGGAGGAAGATTAACTGTACCTCAATCCACAGCATTATCAAGAACCACAAGAACAGGTGAACGAACATT